GGGCGCAGAGACGAGCCAAGTAATCGCTAACCCAACATTCGTAAGTCCATCCGGATTTAGGTTGTTGATCGATAACCAAAAGTATAAGAACGCTCAGTTTACGGTACAGACCGTTGCGCTTCCTGACTTGTCGGTTACTGGTGCACCGTTAAATACACCACAAAGAAACATTACCTCAATGCCAGATAAGGTCGAGTATGGTCAATTTGAAATGACCTTTTTGATCGACGAGGATCTGGTTAACTATAAAGAAATTCACGATTGGATGATGGGTCTTGTGGTCGAGGACGATACTGGTGTTCGTAAACAACGAGACATGTCTTTAATGATTTTGAACTCTCACAACAACGTATCACGTGAGATTAAGTTCACTGACGCGTATCCAACGAACCTATCGTCTCTACCATTTGATGCTAGCTCAACCGATGTTGAGTACCTAGTAGGCAACGTAACGTTTAACTACTCCTACTTTAAGCTCGTATAAATAATTTTGTATCCTAATGTTGGGATACGCTTTGAGGTATATTATGATCACGATTGACAAAGTCCTTGAGATGTGGAAGAACGACTCTCCTATCGATGAGTTAAACCTAGACACTGCTAGTCAGCAGTCTGCAAAACTACACTCCAAATATTTAGAACTACTATCAGTAACAAAGCTTCAGCTTCGTAAGAAGGAGATGGAGTTCAAAGTGCTGCTTAAGAACAAATGGCTGTGGTACAATGGCAAAATGTCGAAGGCAGAGATGGATAAACTAGGTTGGGGGTACGATCCATTGAATGGTCTTAAGGTATTAAAAGGCGACATGGATCATTTTTATGATTCAGACCAACACATTCAAGAAGCTAACGCTCACATTGAGTATCTCCAAACACTGGTTGATACCCTTTCTGAGATCATGGAAAACATCAAGTGGCGGCATCAAAATATTGGTAATATGATTAAGTGGCGCCAGTTTACATCGGGCATGTAATGTCAGTACTGACTGTTAAGAAAAAGAATCACGCGTATATAACCGTTGATGGAGAACCGTCGGCTTTGAACGAGCTGACTGATTTCTTCACCTTCTTTGTTCCTGGGTATAAGTTTATGCCTGCGTACAAAAACAAAATGTGGGACGGTCGTATTAGGTTATACAACTCTCAGACCAAAGAGCTGTATGCTGGATTGTTTGCGTATCTTAACGAGTTTGCTAGTTTAGAACGTGGCCATACTATTGAGCTGCAAGAAGATCTTGTGTATGGTTACCCTGGAGCAGAGACTGACGTTGATATGTCGTTCATGAATGACCTAACTATATCATCGAAAGGACAAGCAATTGAGCCTAGGGATTATCAGCTTGAAGCGATTAGGCACGGTCTCAGTCGGAAGTCTGCCTTACTTGTTTCACCTACGGCATCGGGAAAGTCACTCATCATATACAGTCTACTTCGATGGTACCTTGCAAATCACGATAAGAGGGTCCTTATTATTGTACCGACAACCTCGTTGGTTCAACAAATGTATTCTGACTTCGCTGACTACTCTGCATACGATGATGGTTTCGACACTGAGTCTAGTTGTCACAGGATATACGCTGGCAGACCTAAGTTCGCCGAAAACGAAAGGGTGGTTATCTCAACTTGGCAATCAATATATAAACTTCCTGGGACTTGGTTCGAACAGTTTGGCGCGGTGTTCGGCGACGAGGCGCATAATTTTAAGGCGAAGTCTCTTACCTCTATACTTACTAAGCTGCGTGATGCTGAGTATCGTTTTGGTACCACTGGTACTCTTGATGGGACGCAGACCCATAAACTTGTCTTGGAGGGATTGTTTGGACCAGCATATTATGTCACTACCACTAAGGATCTGATGGATAAGGGTTCGCTGGCTGACCTAACTATCAACGTACTTTTACTTAAGTATTCTGACGAATTATGTAAACGTATAAATAAAATTAAATATCAAGAAGAACTCGACTTTATCGTTACACACCAACCTCGCAATTTGTTTATTAGTAACTTAGCACTGGACCAAGAAGGAAATACCCTAGTACTTTTTCAGTATGTAGAAAAGCACGGTAAACCATTATATGATATGATCAATGACCGAGCTCACCGTAGAAGAAAAATATTTTTCGTGTCTGGTTCAACTGATGTCGATACTCGAGAGCAAATAAGATCGATTACGGAGAACGAAAAAAATGCTATCATTGTCGCTAGTCTTGGTACTTTCTCTACTGGTATTAATATACGGAACCTGCATAATATCATATTTGCTTCTCCGTCTAAATCGCAGATCAGAGTCTTACAGTCAATCGGACGAGGATTACGGAAATCAGAAGATGGACGAGATACAATCCTGTTTGACATCGCCGATGATCTCCACTGGAAAAAGAACAAAAATTACACGCTCAATCATGCGGCTGAGAGAATAAAGATATATACTAAAGAAAAATTTAACTACAAGATTTATGAGGTTAACATATGAATGAGCTAGACGACGTCAACATTCGCCATTTCAAGTTGTCCTCGGGGGAGGAGCTGATTTCTTTGGTTAAGGGTAATGAGAATACTATGATTATTCTTGAGTCCCCTATGGAACTACACACGATGATGAAGGAGCGGACTCAAGGATTTGTTTTCACTAAGTGGCAACCACTATCTAAAACTGACATCGTTGCGCTAAACCCCATGCATATCGTATCACACGTCGAGTGTGACAATGATGTTAAGGAAAGATACGTAAGGATGTGTTTGGAACAGAAGGATTATCCTGAAGAACTAGAAGATCCTTCGTATAATGATTCGCCTGAGGAACTAGACATGCTTGAGGCTATGATGGAACTAAACTCTAGTAAAACTAAGCTCCATTAATATAGTATATCCCCTGCTCCCGGCGGTACAATTAATTATAACACAGTTTCCTAGATATGTAAATAGCTAATATGCATATTTATGAAATTATTTTTATTAATTAACTATTTACATTCAACCTAAACTATAGTATAATAGTACAATATGATATCGTAGTGATTGAGGAGTATTATGAAACCTAAGCAAAAACCACACTACGTCAACAACAAGCAGTTCTCTCTGGCTGTCGTTGATTACGTTAAACTCGTGAGAGAGGCCGAGGAAAAGAACGAAAAGCTACCTATCGTTCCTGACTATATCGCAGAGTGTTTTCTTAAGATCGCTGAGGGTTTATCCCACAAGTCCAACTTTATTCGCTATACCTACCGCGAAGAGATGGTGATGGACGCAGTTGAGAACTGTCTCAAAGCAGTGACCAACTACAACATTGAAACAGCGACTCGAACTGGTAACCCTAACGCCTTTGCTTACTTTACACAGATTTGCTACTATGCATTTCTTCGTAGGTTGGCCAAGGAAAAACGTCAGCAGGACATCAAGTTCAGATTCATTGAGAAAGCAGGTATTGACGACTTTATTCAATACGATGAAGGCGGTATGGTTGACCAATCGGTTAGTCGTGCATTCGTTGATCAACTCAAGGACCGTATTGATAAGGTACGCGACCATGATACACAGATCAAAGAATTCGCAACAAAAGAAAAGAAAAAGCAAAAAACTAAAAAACGTTCAGGCGTTGAATTGTTTATGGGATAACATATGAAAATCGCAGTCTTGAATGATACCCACTGTGGTGTCAGAAATAGCTCAGACATCTTCCTTAATTACCAAGACAGATTCTATAACGAAGTATTCTTTCCTTATCTAAAGGAACACGGCATTACGCAGATACTTCATCTTGGTGACTATTACGACCATCGTAAGTACGTCAACTTTAAGGCATTAAATCAAAATCGTAAATCGTTTCTTGAACGTATGCGTGACGATGGTATTAGCATGGATATCATTCCGGGCAACCACGACGTATACTATAAGAACACTAACTATCTGTGTTCCCTTAAGGAACTACTTGGATACTTTACATCAAACGTAAACATCGTTATGAAGCCAAAGGTCTTAGACTATGATGGTCTAAAGATAGCACTGGTACCATGGATCAATAACGAGAACTACGAAGAAACGATGAAGTTCTTAGGTAAGTGTAATGCCTCATGGGTTGGCGCCCACCTCGAACTGACTGGTTTTGAAATGATGCGCGGAGTACAAAACACGCACGGCATGTCGGCCGAAGTCTTTAAGAGATTCGAGTGTGTTATGACAGGCCACTTCCATACAAAATCGCAACAGGGCAATGTTCATTACCTAGGGTCTCAGATGGAGTTTACCTGGGCTGACGCCGGCGATCCAAAATACTTTCACGTGATCGATACAGAAACGAGGGAACTAACTCCAGTTCGCAATCCTATCTCTATCTTTGAGAAGGTCGTTTATGACGATAAGGTTAACGACTATACCAACTTTGATGTTGATAAACTTAAGAATAAGTTCGTAAAGGTAGTCGTTGCTAATAAGTCGGATCCGTTCTTGTTTGATCGTTTCATTGATCGTATACATCAGGTGGATACCTATGAGTTAAAGATCGCAGAAACGTTTGATGAGTTCCTTGGCTCAAATGTTAACGACGATGAGATATCCGTTGAGGATACCACAGAGTTGCTTGACACATACGTCGAGTCGGTTGATACCGAACTTGATAAAGAAAAGATGAAGGGTCTGATGCGAGGGTTATACGTCGAAGCACAGAATATGGAGATCCTATGATTAAGTTTCGTAATGTAAGATGGAAGAACTTCCTATCAACCGGTGACACGTTCCTTGAGGTACAACTCGATAGATCGCCATCAACACTAATCGTCGGTCAAAACGGCTCAGGTAAATCAACACTGCTTGACGCATTGTCGTTTGGTTTATTCGGTAAGGCTCACCGCGATATTAATAAACTGCAGATGGTCAATACTATTAATGGTAAGGGTACCGTCGTTGAGGTTGAGTTTGACATTGGACCGCATTCGTTTAAGGTTGTTCGTGGTATCAAGCCAAATAAGTTTGAGATATGGCAAAACGACAATATGATCAATCAGGCCTCCATGGCTCGTGACTACCAAAAGTTCCTTGAGCAAAACATTCTTAAGCTAAACCACAAATCGTTTCACCAGATCGTTGTTCTAGGATCATCCTCATTCATTCCCTTTATGCAACTACCTGCTTACATCCGACGTGAAGTAATCGAGGACTTGTTGGATATACAGGTGTTTAGTAAAATGAATCAAATCCTTAAGGAAAGAAACGGTAAACTCAAGGAAGAGATCAACGATACGAACTATCGCCTTGAGCTTATGAAGGAAAAGGTAACCCTACAGCGTAAGTACATTAGAGATATTACGGAGATTAATGATGGTCAGATTAAAGAAAAACGTAAAGAGATCGACAACCTCAACAAAGAAATCGATACGTTACAGTCGCAATGTAAAGAGGCCACTGATTACATCGAAAAGGTCCAGGACGAGCTTCAGTCAAACCTTAAAAAGCAACACGACAAAAAGCAAGCGTTACTCCAATACCAAGCTCAGTTCCAACAGCAAATTAGGACAGTCGTTAAAGACGCGAAGTTTTATGAGGATAATGACTCATGCCCCACATGTTCCCAAGATATTAGTGAGAGTGTTAGATCAGGGAAACTCAAAACAGCCCAAGACAAAGCGGCGGAGCTTCACAAAGCAATGGACGATGTCTCTACAGAGTCAACTTCTGTGGAACAGGATATTCAACGGCTCAATGAAATTTCCGAGGAAGTACGGAAGAGAACATCACTTGTTTCTTCTAACAATACATCAATCTCCAGGATGCAAGGACAGATACGAAATATCGAAAACGACATCAGCAGCCTTAATGGCAAGGGCGGAGATCTAGGCAAGGCCAACTCTGAACTGTCCACTCTGGTCGAGGAACGTGACGGCGTATCAGAACAAAAACTCCATTTGATCGATGAAAGAACCTATAACGACGCAGCGGCTGAAATGTTAAAGGACACTGGCATCAAGACTAAGATCATTAAGGAGTATCTACCAGTGATGAACAAACTGGTGAACAACTACTTACAAGTACTTGACTTCTTTGTATCGTTCCACCTTGACGAAAACTTTAACGAGGTCATTAAGTCACGCCATAGGGATTCGTTCAATTATGCATCGTTCTCTGAGGGTGAAAAGCAGCGTATTGATTTGGCCTTGTTGTTTACATGGCGACAGATCGCACGTATGAAAAACTCAACATCAACAAACCTCCTCGTTTTGGACGAAACCTTCGATAGCTCACTCGACCATGACGGCGTAGATAACCTTATGAAGATCCTTGGTACACTGGAGGACGACTCAAACGTATTCGTCATCAGTCACAAGGGTGATCTATTGGATGGTAAATTCCGTAGTAAGATTGAGTTCGCCAAGGAGCACAACTTTAGTAAGATGGTGGCATGAAACCAAACACGGAGTTCAGATTAGACGTAAAAGACATAGCTTTGATAGAAAAAGCTCTGCAGGAACTACAGTCTAACTTAAGCAATAATGACGATAAACGACGCGTTGTTGATCTGTTGGCTAAGATATATCATCAGAAAGTTTGGTACAGACCTAAGGAAAATTACGTCTCTGGCTAAAAAAAAAT